GGATTCTACAAAATCATTTGCTGGCTGAACTTTATGGTCAATGCTTTCAGCTAATATATCTGGTTTGATTCCTTTCATATTTTCTAGTGGAGAATAATCATCTTGAGCTACTACACAATCAACATACTTAATAGCTTTAACTAAATCCAATCTCTCTTTAAAAGATATAATTGGTTTTTCTTTTTTCTCCATTACAGCTCTATCTGTAAGCACACCTACTACTAATATATCCCCTAATGCTTTCGCATTTCTCAATTGTAATAGGTGCCCAGTATGTAATATATCGCCACAAACATAGGCATATACAAGAATCATTTTTTCCTCCACTTTTTCTTATAACTGGGATTATTTTCTCCCTTATTGGCACAATTTCGGCATCTTTTAGTTTTATTATAAAAAGAACCTTTCCCCAATAATTTTTTGCAATCAACACATAAAGTTCTTTTTAATGACCTTCCATCAATATATCTACTATTACCCTTACCTTCTACTGTTTTACTATGTTTTTCTGAATGTTTATTTAATCTATATTTATTCCCTGTATTTCCTTTACTAATTTTGTTCCTTGCCTCTAATGTATGTTTATATCCTTTAGCATAATGATTACCTTTATTTACTATTCCAATTCTTCTTTTAGCTTCTTCTGTATGAGTAACCCTATCAGCTGTTGAAGATAAATTAAATCCTTTTTTAGGATTAAAAGTATTATAACAATCTAAATAAAACTGTTCCCGTTTTAGTAAATTCATTAATTTACATTCTTCTAAAATAGAAAAAATAAAAGCTGGTTCTCCATATTTATTAAAGGCATTTTGTAGATGTGAATTAATATGTTTATTATTTATTAATTCAATTCTATGATTGTTAAATCTTCTTGAAATATTATTAGAACTCCCAATATATTTCTTTTTATTTTTAGTACAATAAATACAATAAATACCTATCACTTAAGATTACCCCATTTTATATATTCCCATATTAATCTCTCATTTAAAATATATAATATATGCTTAATTCCTATATAAGTGATTGTAATTTGTCCCATTTGCTTACCGCTACCAGTAATTAGATATGTAATCAGACCAAGGATTAGATTACCCAACATTGTTTCATACGTTAGCATCTTGGCTATGCTTCTTCCCAAATAACTTACTGGTCTTTTAAATTTTAACCATATTCTTTCATGAAAATAAAATACAAACAAGAATACACCATGATGTATAAATGTTATAATAGATGTTTGCACCCAATGATGAGTATAGAAATATGTAACTGCTCCTAATATCAATACTCCCATTATTCTCCAAATTAAACTCTTTGTTGCGCTTCTTAATTTAGTTTCCATTTTGTTCATCTATTTCAACCCACCCCTCTTGCAATGATTTTGTATGATATCTCCAATCAACATACTCTTCAGGTTCTTCCCATTTATAATAAGTCATTGTTAAATATTCTTTAACATCACTTGGAATAAAATACTTTTCTCCATAAAATTCAATTGTATCTAAATTCTCAAACATTCGTTTTGGATATACTGTTGCTGCTTTCTTTATTTTTTTATTATATGATTTACCTAAATATTTATTAGTAAAAGCTATGTCATCTTTATAGTGAACTTGCTGTAATTCAAATACTAATATTTTGTCATCTATATATCTTTTTGCCCATAAGAATTTACCAAGCGGGACTTCAGAAGCTCCAAATGAAACAGCATCATATCCCTTTCCTTGTAAATGTTTTTTTACTTTCTCTAAATCAACATGGGGTAATAAAAAAATATCAATATCTTTATCCCAAGGTAAGAATCTATTCTCACGAATTGCCCCCAATAAAACTCCATAACATAATATTATATCAACATCTATTTCTTTCAACGCATCTCTAAACTTCTTTAATTCAGTTGCTAATATTTCTTCTCCAATAAATGAAAAACCAGTCACATCACTCATTCTTTTCCTCCAGCTACATGCATATCAGCATCTACCATTATTTTTATCAAATCTTCAAATTTAACTTTTGGCTTCCAACCTAATTCTTTTTCTGCTTTACTATAATTACCTTGAAGTAGATTCACCTCTGCCGGACGATAAAGTTTTTTATCTGTAATTACACATTCTTCCCAATCCAATCCTACATATTTAAAAGCCAACTCCACAAAATCTTTTACCGAATGAGTCTCTCCTGTCGCTATAACATAATCATCGGGCTTGTCCTGCTGTAACATCAGCCACATAGCTTCTATGTAATCTCCTGCATAGCCCCAATCTCTTTTTGCATCTAAATTACCCAATTTTATTTTTTTTGTTATTCCTAATTTTATTTTAGCCACCCCTAGACTTATTTTTCGTGTTACAAATTCAAACCCTCGCCTTGGGCTCTCGTGATTGAACAACATTCCATTGCAACCAAATATGTTGTAAGCCTCTCTATAGTTTTGTACAAGATGAAAACCAGTAACTTTAGAAATTCCATAAGTTGAACGTGGATGAAAGGGGGTATTCTCATTTTGAGGAGTTTCTTTTGCTAATCCAAACATCTCACTACTTGCTGCAAAATAAAATTTACATTTAGGTGCTTTTTCTTCTATCGCTGATAAAACATAATGCGTGCCATTGATATTAGTGTTAATGGTAGAGAACTCATCCTCAAAAGAATAACTTACAAAACTCTGAGCAGCTAAATGATAACATTCATCAGGCTTTACTTTCTCTACTATTTTAAATATACTGGCATAACTCTCTAAAGAACCTGAATGCAATTGCACCTTATCTAAAATATTTCTAATTCTCCACAGTCTGTGTTCAGGATATTCTAATGCTACTCTCCTGACTATCCCGTGAACTTCATATCCTTTAGCCAATAAGAACTCTGCTAAATAAGAACCATCCTGTCCTGTAATACCAGTAATTAAAGCTTTTTTATTCATACTATCTCTTCCCTCCTTATCTTTTTATATATTTTTTGTTTCTTTTATTTCTTTTAATTGTTTCTTTTAATAATTCTTCTGAAGTAAGTTTATCTTGATATGAAAAACAAAAATCCTCCCCGTGTTGCGACCCAATATATTTACTATTTTTTAAATTTCCCCCAAATTTATCTCTATATTTTATTTTCATTGCTACATACATATTATCTAATCTTTCTTTTGCTTTTGGATTAGTGTTTGCAGTATGTCCACAAAAATGATAGTATATTGCACTACTTGCTACATATGTATCTATTCCAGCTAATACTCCACGATATTGCAAATCGCTGTCCCAGAAGTATATTCCTTGATTAAATGTTTCTTCATCTGGTAAACCTACTCTTTCAAAATAATTTCTATGCCAAATATTCATTGAATATAAATCAAATCCAAAGTCTTCAAATATTATGGGTAACCAAGATTTAACTTTACTCTCAGACACAAATATTCCTTTATAGTATAAATCATAATTTTCTTTTATATCATAATTTTTTAATTCGTCTTTTTCTGTTAGAATATGACCACATAATGATAATATATCCTTTTCTTTCATTGTTGAAATCATCATATCTAATGTTTTGGGGTGAAAAACTATATCATTATTGATATTCATTACTAAATCACTTTCTTCCAAAGCTTTTTCTATACCATAATTCATTTCTATTGTTATTGGTGTTCCAAACTTAAACTCTTTGAAGTGGTTTACCTCTTCACCTAATTTTCTGATTAACTTATCATCTTGCCCATGATTTAATAAATAAATTTTATATTTATATTTAGTTGATTTAATACTTTCCAAACATTCTTTTGTTATTTCATATTGATTATTTGAACATGTAATTAAAATTATACAATCAACCATTTAAAATACCCCTTTCTTCTTCCTGGATTTGTCTTGCTTTGACTAATGCTTCTTTTCTTCTAACAAATTGAAATTTCAATATGTCTCTATATTCCTGTACTACTATTTCTTCATTATTAATTAAACTCATTCCCTTCAAAAATATATCTAATGGTTTATCTACTTCAACAGTTATTCCTACATGATTTTTGTTCTTTGATAACATTTCAATTTTTGTTTTGATTAGTAAAGAATGTTCATTTTCCAAACTTAATATCTTTGAGTTTTTAACTGTTAAAGCTAAATTTCTAATTCCTGAATCATAACCAATAAATAAATCTGAATATTTAATTGCATAATATATATAATCTAAAGAGCAAAAATGATAATTGTCTCTACTAATATCTATATCTTCTACTATATTTCCTACGTTAATTACTTTATATCCTGCTCTTTCGAATAATGATAGTGTATAATCTAATTCACTTTCTTTATACACTCCTCTACCTGCTATTGAGAAACATCTCCCATTGTATGTTATTATTCCTTTATACCCCTTTTTGAAATTTTCAAAATCTTTTCTTACTTTGCTTTCTATTTTTCTATTTGGAAAATATTCTAATACTGTATCTATTTTCTCAAAACCTGCTAATTTATATGCAACATATTCAACTATTGTATAATCTTGTTTTGTTAAATCTTCAGAATATCTTGGGCTTATATGTAAATTAAAAATTCTACCGGGCTTTAATACTTTTAAATATTCTTGTATTTGTCCATCAGCACTGGGTAAATAAGCATCCCAACCTTCATCTACTTTTCCTTGAAACAAAACATAACCATCTATATAAGGTAGATTTTTAACTATATCATAATATTTATAATGTGTCCCCCAAATTATTTTATGTTTTGGATATTTCTTTCTTATTGCTTTAATTGTTGGAATTCCAAATAAACAATCTCCTAAACGTCTCCATAATGAAATAAATATTATGTTGCTATCATTCAATTCTTCTAATGAATGTGTTTTTATTTTTGAATAGTCAGTTTTATCAAACATATCTTCTACATTAATCTTTTTATTTATTTTTATATTTTTTATTTTATCATAAATTAATTTGGGAGTTAGTTTATCTATGCAATAACCATTGTTTGAACAACCTCTATGTTCTTTATCTGCTGAAACAGAATATAAATTATTACAAGGAGAACATTTTACGGGGCTTTGAATCGGTATAGCATTTTTATAATACTTACATCGCCATTCTGCTGGTATAGTAGTATATAAAATTACTGATTGAATATCAAAAGCTGCAGCTATATGACTTACAAAATTATCTGTTGATACTACTAAATTCGCATTATATATAATTCCAAACAGCTCTCTCATATTTGTTACTGTTGTCAAATTAATTACATGAGCTGGAACTTCAATTGGTTTCGTTCCTACTACTATTAAATTATATTTATTATCATTAAATTTATTTAAAAGTTCTGTTAAATAATCTAATCTCCATCTTCTATACTTCTCCATTCCTTCCATACAAAAAACAATATTTACTTTATTATCTTTCATATGTTTCTTACCTATTCTTTTTTCATCTTCTGTTAAGAATAATTCAGGTTTCTTTGAAGCTAAAGTTAAGTTAAATAATTCAGCCATTGAATCTATTCTTGGTTGTTGATTTCTTTTATCAGTATAATCTTCTGTCATCTTCCCTAAGAAATAATGTTCATCATAATTATCAAGAATCTTTTCAAATTCCGTTCTATTATATGAAGTTGAGATGACTGCATTCAAATCTGTATTGTGAAGTAATACATCATGTGCTTCAGGTCTTGTTGAATATGTTATATTAGCTTTTGGATTATTCTTTCTTATTTGTTTTATTATTGCAGTAGACATTAATATGTCTCCTAATCCTCTTCCAGATGCTTCATAGTTTGTATCAAATAATATTCTTATATTTTCTTTTTCTACTACTACTGTTTCTTTTTTTGTTGGTAAAACATCAAATTTTGTTAAGAATGGAATACGATATTTATCTGATATTCTTTTTGCTTCCATTTTTCCATCTACACCTAATCCAACTACAAAATTAAACTTAATGTAGTCTATACTTGATTCAAAAGTATTGGTGCCCATAAATCTTGGAGATGTTGCTACATAAATTATATTATCATTAATAATTGGTTTAAGTGGAATTTCTGTTGACACAAATATTATAAAAAATCTATTCTTTAATAAAGTATGAACTACCCTACTATATTCATTTCTATCTAATATTCTATATGAATTAATTAAAGCGAGTTTGTATTTACCTGGTTTAGGTTCAATGACTTTACTCTTTCTAGAAGTTAAATCGAATCTTGTTCTTTGAGATACTTCGGAGATGCTGGTTAATTTTAACAATACCTTGTCCTCCTAATTAATTAAAATGTACTTTCAAAAAGTATTCTTCCCAATACTCTCTATCTGTATTTGTATCACCATGACATTTTTGACATAAGGTTACTAATTTATTTGGGTCTAACTCTCTCTTATTATAAGTAACATGATGTACTGTTAATCTTCTCCCATAAAATAAAATATGTAATTCTTCCTCAATACCACAAATCTGACATTCATAGTTATCCCTCTTTCTAATGCTTTCTTTTAAATCAAAGTTAAATTCAAATGGGTAGGGTTCAAAAGTAATTCCTCCTTGCCAATTCCAATGTTTGTCTCCTTGCTCACTTAAACCTATTTTTCTTTTGTGTTCCTCAGTGATGTGATTATTACCTCTTTTATTTTTGCAGAAGCAACATTGACAATCTAGTTTATGGTGTGCTGTTCCCGCATTCTTTCTTTGTTTTTCTTTTGTTGCTTCAGGAGTTACATATCCAAGATGAGAAAGACTAGATTTTTCACGAGATTCTTTTGAATGATGTTTCCCTGTCATCCCAGAACTATTATTATTCAAGCTAATTTTTAATCTTGATTCTTTTGTATGATGTTTTCCATAAAAAGGACCATTTTCTCCTTTAGTTTCTCCTCTTTTAGTCTTACAAATATAACAAGTACAATTAGGACTATGTAAAGAAGCTTCTGGAAATAATTTTCTGTATTCTGCTATGGATATATTATGCTTTCTTAGAAGATGTGAATTAGATGTTGTTTTGAAATATTTTTTACAAATTTGACATTGTATTTTATTCTTCATTTTCTTTAATACTTTAAATTTTAAAAATGGGGGATATTTCTATCCCCCAACTATATCTATGTTAAGATGAAACTATATCTATTCTTGCAATTGCGTCATACTTGCTGCTTGTTATATGCCTCAATTTAAAGTCAAATCTCTCAAAGCAAACAAAAAGTTGAGAATCTCTTTCAATCTCATCCTTTCTCTTTATTTGAATTCCTCTACCTTGACCAATAACTGGTTCCATTCTTGGAATAAGAATAGCTTTGTTAGAATCAATGGCATCTACATAACTAGATGAGTAAATACTCACACCATATATTTTAGGTAAAGTACCTTTCTGAACTACCTGAGCAGTTCCAAAAACGTCACTCTTTACACCCCTATCTGTTCTAAGATAATGAGCAAATTTATCAGAGCAAATTAAGATGACCTCATCTCTTGCATATACACCTAACTCTTTTATACCTTCTGAAATAGCATCAGACATTGCATAATCAGTTGCAGCTGCTGCAGTCACTGTAGTTGTATTTTTCATTGCATCTGTTGCTGAGTAGAATAAACCTTCTACTATACTGGTGAATGTTGAAGAACTGGCATCTTGTGCTGTTTCTGACAACATTGCTTTTTCTTCTGCTCTGGCAAACGCTGTACCGAAAGCTTCAAGAATTAAATCGACTACATCAAGATTACTATCATTGATATCATCATTTGCTACTTCTGCTTTTGCAGCTAACTTACCAGGAGTAAGTACGACTGCTGATGTTGAATACTCAAGTTCATTACCAGCTGTAAT